GTGAATCAATGCGTTCTCAAATCCTAGACGAGCATATAACCGCGCCATATGAAAACGCATATGGGTTGGTTATATGGCGCCCAGGCCCCCCTGGGGGTTTTAGGTTCTTCCGGGTCAAATCGCCTGTAATGCGGTGAAGAAGGTCCCGTTTTTCAATGGACATAGTCCGGCGCTTGCCGCGTGGTGAAACCGGAAAATCGGATGGTCGGAAAATCGGGTGCCGAAATCGCCCGCGTGGTTGGTCTCAATTCGAAAGGGGCTTGGGGTTCACGTATGGCAAAAAAGAAAGAGCAACCAGAATCGACTCCAGCGATCCGAGACCGCATTAAGCGTTTTGACCGCGTTCGATGCGCAGACCTGCTCGCCAATCCGCGGAACTGGCGGCAACACTCCGAAGGGCAGAAGGCGGCAATGTCTGGCATCCTGGCGGAAGTCGGCATGGTCGACGCGTTGCTCGTTCGCGAGACTGGCGACGGCACATATGAAATCATTGACGGGCACATGCGGGCCGGAATGATGCCGGGCGAAATGGTGCCCGTCCTCGTGCTGGATGTGACGCCAGAGGAGGCGACGAAGATCCTACTGACGTTTGACCCGATCAGCGCCATGGCGACGGCGAACGCGGTGAATCTGGATGCGTTGCTGCGGGAGGTAGAGTTTTCAGACGCGGCGTTGCAGGCGTTGGTGAGTGAACTGGGTGAAGCGGCTGGACTGTATCAAGGTGACGGAAGCGAGGAAACGCAGTTAGACGCGGAGCCAAAGGTAAATGAGGCCGAAGGTTTGAGACTGCAGTATGGCATCGAGGAGGGGCAACTGTGGCAGCTCGGAGAGCATCGTTTGTTTTGTGGCGATGCGCGAAATCCTGAGCATGTTGCAAATCTAATGCAAGGCGAGACTCCGTTCATCATGGTCACGGATCCGCCATACGGAGTGAATTATGATCCATCATGGCGAAACGTCGCCGGCGTAAGTAAGTCAAAGCGAACTGGCGTCGTGTTGAACGACGACATTGCAGACTGGACACCCGCGTGGCGGCTGTTCAGCGGAAACATCGCCTATGTTTGGCATGGGGGCCTGCATTCAGCCACAGTACAGAAAAGCCTGGAGGCTGCAGGATTTTTCGTTAGAGCACAGGTGCTTTGGGTCAAGCCTCGGCTTGTAATGTCCCGGGGAGCATACCATTGGAAGCATGAGCCAGCATTCGCAGCGCAGCGAATAGATGAAGACACGGATATCGACGAGGCTGATGAGGCGTGGTATGGGGTCAGGAAAGGAACTACAGCCAGTTGGGCTGGAGGAAGAAAACAGACGACAGTCTGGGAAATTGGATTTAAACACGAGGTGACCACAATTCACGGGACACAGAAGCCGACTGAGTGTATGGCAAAGCCAATGAGAAACCACGGGAATCAAGGCGATATCGTTTATGAGCCGTTTTCTGGAAGCGGGACAACAATCATCGCTGCCGAAAACCTGCACAGAAAATGCAGGGCGATGGAACTAAATCCAGCCTATGTCGCCGTCGCAATTCAAAGATGGGTAGACGCGACTGGAAAGGATCCACATCGACTGGCGACAGCGTGTTCAGACTGATAATTAAAACGAGCGGACGTGATCGTCAAACGATGGGAAACGCTCACCGGCAAGACGGCAATGCTCGAGGGGTAATCAATGGCAGATAACCTGCCAGCCAGTATCACACAAGACGGACTCCGAGACACTCGACTTCTGCGGCGTGCGATGAAACAACGATGGCCAATCTCAGACCAGTACAAAACTGCAATCGTCAACCGACAGGTAAAGATCGCTGCTGGCCTGATTCCAGGCACCACGGCACGTGAGGAAACCGATGCTTTCAAATCCCTATTGTGTGCAGAACAACAAAACCAGTCCGATGAACACAAGGTAATCGATGTTCGCGTTACAACCAGACACGATCAATTACTTGGAATCGCTGCCGATCTTGGAGTTGAAATCGGTGTTATCGAAAATGCCGAAAGATCGAGCGGCGGCGGTGCTGCAGATTCTCCAGCAGCGAGCACTGACGATTCAGGACGCGCCCAATGAACGCGACACAGACGCACTCCGCAAACGCGACAAGCGAGCCGAGTCCGCCAGAATCACAATCACGCAATGCCTTAACCCTGCACGCCGTGTCGAATGCCTTGACGATCCAGAACGATTCCTTCGGACGTACATGCCCCGCAAATTCCGTCAGCCGTTCGGCCAGGTCCACAGTCGCATGATTCAAGCGATTCACGACAGAGCCCTGACCGGCGGAAAGAAAGCCGTTGCTGCTCCGCGGTCACGAGGCAAGTCGACGATCGTCAAGGGAATGAATATCTATCTGACAGCTCGGGAGCTGGTACGATTCATTGTGCCTATCTGCGCGACAACAAAACTGGCCGGCCGAATCTACAGCGACTACCGGAACGAGTGGCGGAACAATGATTTGCTCAATGAGGACTTCCCGGAAATCTGCGGCCCTGTTCGCAATCTGGAAGGGGCCCCACAGCGTGCTGCTCGCCAACACATCGACGGTCACCTGACGCTGATCAATTGGAGCGCCACGGACTTCCTGCGACTGCCACGAGTCCCTGGCACGGCGAACGATTACCTCAAGTCGCTCGGCAAAGAGTGGTCACCATTCGGCGGCGTCAAGATGACATTCGCGGGACTCGATGCAGCGTTTCGCGGAATGAACATTGACGACGATCGGCCTGACTTTCTGATTATCGACGATCCGGAAACCAGAGAGTCTGCAAAGTCACACGATCAAATCGAGGACCGCATCGACATCATTGAAAAGGACATCGAAGGGCTCGAAGGCGCAGAGAAGCCGATGGCGATTGTCATGGTCACCACGCTGCAAAACACCTACTGCGTCTCCGCTCAGTTCACAGATCCGGAAACGAAAGCAGCCTGGGAAGGCGAGCGTTACGGCTGGATTCAATCATGGCCCGATCGTCTGGACCTGTGGGAGGAATACATTGCTCGCAGGCGAGCGGCACAGCAGGCGAAGGACCGTCACGGAATGGAGGCGGTGGAGTTCTATTTGGCGAATCGTGAAGCGATGCACGAAGGCGTCTCCATGCTGGCGGAGAACTTCAAATCGATTACGCTCAAAGACGGACGGCAGGCAGTTCACTCAGCCATTCAAGAGGCGTACAACAAAATCTCTGACACGAACCTTTCCGCATTCAAGGCTGAGTATCAAAACGATCCGGATCCAGAAGAGCAAGCTGAGGTCTCTGCGCTGACTCCGGGGCGAGTCGCTGGGCAGTTGTCGCGAATCGATCAAGGCATCATCCCAGACGACATGGCGTTCTCGTTCGTTGGTATCGATATCGGAAAGTACAAATCGCACTGGGTCAAAATCCGGATGACGCGCGAGGCAATTTTGTGGATTATTAATTATGGATTTGTTGAAACGCACGGGCTGACGAAGTTTTCCTCAGAGCAAGCCATTGAACTTGCGATCATTCAGTCATTACTGGAGTTCTCCGACACCGACGTTTTTAAGGACGCAACGCCGACGCTGACACTGGTCGACTCTGGGGACTTCACGGAATCGATCTACGAATTTTGCAAGCAGGCCGGCAGTCCGTTCTTTCCCGCAAAAGGATGGAGCAAGGAGCGATTTCATCAGAAGAAAATCACGGAGGAGTATCAGCCATTCCTGCAAGCCTACGCACACAAGACCATCGACAGTAAGCGGCGGGACATGTGGCTTTACAATATCGAGACAGAGTTCTGGAAAAAATGGGGACAGGAACGATTCCTCGTCGATGCGTTCATGGATGACACGCGACTGCCTGGCAGTGTCGCGTTGTTTGATCCACCGCATGGCGACCGCAAATTCCATTCACAGTTCGCCCGTCACATGGTGAGCGAATCAGAGCAGTTGGTTCCGGTTGACGGCAAGCTCAACAAACGTGTCTGGGTGGTACACGATAAGGCAAACAATCACTGGCTGGACGCCTACGCCCTGGCGTGTGCAGCCGCTGGATGTGCGGGTCTCCGGCTGGTTAATCCAATCGTGGCGGAGATCGTGCCCACACCAGTAAAGCAAGAACCAAAAACACGAGTGACGAATCAGTATGGTCAGGCGTTTTTAGCAACGGAAAGAAATTGAAATGGCGAGACAGAACACGCTTCCGACGATCGACGGAACGGCACCAGTGACGCAGCCAGCAAGGCAAGAACCACCAGTGCCATCGCAGGCAGAAACGCCGATCGCTGAGTCGTACATGGCACGTCGTGTGGACGTGAAACTGCCGTTGATGCATCGCCGCATTCTGCGGGACAAAATGCGGATCTTGCAAGACGCGGGCGCAAGGTTGCAGGACGGGACCGAGGTCACCGACAAGACAAAAACGGTGCTGTGGATTTTGGAAAACGAGGTTGATTTGTCGGCAGACTAACGTTATCGTGCCAGTTCAATCACTTGGCAAGAAGTGATTCAACCAGCTTTCGCGGGCCTCGGCTCGCACTGAGAAACCCACACACAGGACTTGCCTTCTGTGATGTGGGTTTTTTCATGGAATGGTAAAACATGGCTCACATCATTCAGTTCAAAATCGAAGGCATTTCCCCGCTGTTGATGCACAACGGGCAGCTCGCAAACCCGCTCAATCCTTTCACGAAGCAGATGAAGGAACTGACAGGACAGCGAAAGAAGACAGACGAAACACATCTGGCTTTGAGCGAATTGGAATTCCGGGCGGGCTTGTATCTGTCTGCAACAAAACAGGTCTGCATTCCCTCGGAAGTTCTCGAAAGCTGCCTCATTGAAGGAGCAAAAAAGAGCAAGCTCGGCAAGCAGTTCAAGTCATCAATCGCGATCATGGACGAATCACTTTTGGACTACGGCGAATCGCTCACCGTCGATCAGCTTTGGAAGCGAGCGGAAGAATTCGCGGACGTCCGAGGCGTCAAAGTCGGTACGTCGCGAATCATGCGGACACGTCCGATTTTTCGCAATTGGCGTCTGGCGTTTGACGTACAGTACAACCCTGAGTTAGTGAACCCGGAACAGATCCAGCTTGCAGTTGCAGACGCTGGTTCGCAGGTTGGCTTGTGTGACTATCGCCCGAAGTTCGGTCGGTTTCAGATTGTGTGAAAAGTTAAGGCACGGCAAGGCACGGCTAGGCGCGGCATGGGCATGGCAGGGCTGGGCAAGGCAGGGACTCTTTTAGAGTTGGTGGTGGTTCCGCGAATAACGGCATGGCGTGGCAAGGCGTGGCGCGGTAAGGCCAGGCGCGGCAAGGCAAGGGAGCCAATGGCTCATGGTGGCGTATCCGCGAATAAGGGCCGGGCAGGGCGCGGCTAGGCGGGGCCCGGCAAGGCGCAGCAGGGCAAGGGAGCCAGTGGCTCATGGTGGCGTATCCGCGAATAAGGGCTAGGCAGGGCTTGGCCAGGCATGGCTCGGCTAGGCACGGCGAGGCAGGGATTCTTTTCAGGAGATAGAAGTGCAAATCAAAACAGACAAATTGAAACTGGGTGACGGAATTCCGCAGGCGTTCTGCGAAGACATAATCGGATTCCCGGAGACCAGCGATCCGAAAGGATTCGCGTTCGCTTTGCTGCAACTGCTCGGCCTTGTCCAGAAGCAACTGAAGCAGCAACACGGGCGTGACATCACGGTGCGGATCGTGAAAAGCGAACTGCACATCCTGACGGATGCCGAGGCCGCAGAGTACAATCCGAAGCGGTTCGACGTCGGGCTACGCATGGCGCGTCGGGCACATCGCAGACTGATGGCAGTCAACGTCGGCAAGCTCAGTGCAGAGCAGCGAGACCTGTACGCGAAGAACGTCAGCAATCAATCATTTAAGATTGCATTGCTTCGCAAGCGGGAGACGATCGAAGCGACACCCACGGAACGCACGACGCCGGTGATGACGTTTGTGGAGCGAAAAAAATAGTTAAGGCGGGGCCGGGCTGGGCGCGGCAAGGCCGGGCGTGGCAAGGCTCGGCAGGGCAAGGACTCTTTTAGAGTTGGTGGTGGTTCCGCGAATAGTGGCGTGGCATGGCGTGGCATGGCGGGGCTTGGCAAGGCCGGGCATGGCGCGGCATGGCAGGGCAAGGGAGCCAATGGCTCATGGTGGTGGTTCCGCGAATAAAGGCGGGGCTTGGCAAGGCAAGGCGGGGCACGGCGTGGCTTGGCGAGGCAAGGTGAAGGCAGGGCGGTTTTCCGTCCTGCCTTTTTTCTTGTGCCCTATCCGATTTCCGGATTCTCACCATCTAGACACCATGTTCCGCTACTTTCTGCGGCATGGTCATTGCCGACATCGAAACAGATTTGATCGAGTACGCCGACTTTGAAGAAGTCGCCAGCGTCGCTCGTGCGCGTCTGTTCATCACTGCTGCAAAGCGATGGTTGATCCTTCGCGCTGAGTCGGCCAGTAATCAAAGCAGCTCGCTGTCGATCGGCAAATCGTACGTCCAGGACATGCTAAAGCGTGGGCAGGATTTCGTCGCGGCCAACGCAGCGACCACAAGCGGCGGAGTCGGCGGTGTGCGATTCCTTGGCGTCGGGAGTAACTTCCGATGACCGCGAAGCCAAAGGGGATCCAGGACACATTTGCCGACATTCGAGCGGACTACGACGCAACCCGCCAAAGTCGTTTCGTGCGACGCCGCACTGGCGTGGCTGCGATGGGCTCCGGGCCGGACTATCATTTCCGCAGCGAGACTCAATATTTCCAGCTGATCGAGCAGGCGAGGGACATGGACCGCAACGACTCGCTGGTCGGGATCCTTGCGGATCGTCGCGTCGACAACATCGTTCAGAGCGGCTTTACTCTGGATCCAAAGACCGGTGACAAAGGTCTCGATCAAGCCCTCTATGCGTGGTGGGAAGATTATTCGAACGATCCGGATCAATGCGATATCGCGGGCGAATTGACCTGGAAGGAAATGGAGCGGCAATGCTGCCGTTCTGAATCTATTGACGGCGACATCGTCGCGACTGGCACAGAGGAGGGCTCGTTTCAGTTAATTGAGTCTCACCTGATTCGCACTAAATCGCGAGTCCAAGACACGTTCCTCGGCGTTACGACTGATCGTGTTGGCCGCAGAACACAGTACCACGTCGCCGAAGAACTGAATGAGTTTGGCTCGTTCGGTGATTGCACGCCGATCGACGTCCGCAATGAGGATGGATTGCGACAAGTTTTCCACATCTACAACCCAAAGCGGGTGCAGATGACCCGCGGCGTCACACAGTTGGCTCCGGTGTTTTCTATCTCTGGAATGCTGGAAGACATCAACTTCGCAAAGCTCGTTCAGCAGCAGGTCGTGAGTTGTTTTGCAATTCTTCGCCAGCAGGCCGCTGGATCGCCCGGACTACCGACAGCCGGTGCAATCTATGGCGACGGGTCGACTGAGCGAACAGAAGCCGGCGTCCGGCAACTGGAAGGCGTCGCTCCGGGAATGGAGGTCACTGGCCAGCCAGGCCAGACGATCAGCGGGTTCTCGCCCAACGTACCCAACTCGGAATATTTCCAACAGGTCAAACTGATCCTGCAAATCATCGGTGTCAACTTCGGACTGCCGCTCTGTCTTGTGCTAATGGACGGCAGCGAAACCAACTTCAGCGGATGGCGCGGGGCGGTCGACGAAGCTCGGAAAGGTTTTGTCGCCGATCAGCAAAATCTGGTCAGGCGATTCAATCGACCGGCGTACATTTGGAAGCTCAACCAGCACCTGGAGCACACCAGCGACTCGTCTCTGAAAAACGCTTCCAGAAAGCTCGGCAATAAGTTCTTTGCTCACAACTGGAACCTGCCGACGTGGAGCTACATCGAGCCGGTTGCAGATGCCGAGGGCGACGCAACACAACTGAAATATGCTCTGACGTCTCCACGCAGACTACACGCCGCGCGGGGCAAAGACTGGGAGGAGATTGCCGAAGAATCAATTGCAGACAACGCCTATGCAATCGAAAGAGCAACTCAGCAGGCAATCGAAACCAACGCCAAATTCCCGAACAGCCCGCCGCTTACATGGAGGGATCTGATTCCGCTGCCAATGCCGGCCGGGATGACAATTGCAATGCAGGATCCGGCAGCGATTGAGGCCCAGCAGGCAGGCGCTGAAAAGCCGCCAGAGAAACCAGTGGCCAAAGCGACGAGAAAACCGAAGGCGGTGAAGCCATGAAAGAAATCAGAATCGACGGAGTGATCGGCCAGGGGGACGGCGAAGTATCAGCCGCTGCGATCCGCGCGGAGCTACCGGCGAACGGAACCGATGCAATTCGAGTTTCGATGCACTCCGAGGGCGGATCAGTTTTCGAGGGGTTCGCAATTTATGACGTGCTCTCGAAGTATGCCGGACCAAAGACAATTGCCGTCGAATCGACAGCGTTTTCTATTGCCTCGTTCATCGCAATGGCGGGCGATGAAATCGAAATGTCGCCCAACGCATATTTCATGTTGCACAATCCTCGAATCAGCATCGAAGGCGACGATCAAGAGCTGACCAAAAACGCTGCAATGATCGCGGACCTAAAGACGAATATGGTCAGCGCCTACGCTCAGAGGACCGGCAAGAGCACGGCAGAAGTCGAAAGTATTTTAAAGGCTGAGACTTATTTTAACGCGACGGATGCTGTGGCCTTCGGGCTGGCCGATCGCGTCACGCAAACACCGATCAAAGGCCGAGCAATTGCCCGGCTGAAGAACATGCCGCAAAGAGTTTTCGTCGCCCTGTCCGGGGCAGGCTCTGGCGGTGACATCGACTCGAAAAAAGGACAACCAATGTCAGAGTCAACCCCTGTTGCCGCCACGGTTCGCGAGATCCGTTTGGCATACCCAAAAGCCAAAGCCGAGTTTGTTCTGTCATGCCTCGAAAAGGCGATGCCAATGGCGTCCGTTGCCTCGGCCGCTGCGGAGGAAATGATGAAGGAAAACGAAGAGCTGAAAACTGCAAATGCAGCCATGATAGAGGAGATCACGGCATTCAAGGCGAAGGCGATGGAAGGCGACGAGGAGCCAAAGGAAGACGAGGAGAAGGTCGAAGCCAAGGCTGAGGAGGACGAAGAAAAGGTCGAAGCCAAGGCTCGCGCGAAAGGCGTAAAGCCAATCGCAAAAGCCAAAGCCTCTGGACCATCGGCACGAGTCCGCTGGGACAACGCTGTTGACTCGTCACTGACGAGATGCAACGGAAACAAAATGAAAGCTGTGGCACTTGCCAGCCGTCAAAACCCCGGTCTCCGCGAAGCCATGCTCGCAGAAGTCAACGCCCGATAATTCATTGCCGCGTGGCAGTGAGCATAAAACACACAACCCTCAATTGAGGATGAATTGAATGTCACAATACTTTGAAGGCCCGACAATTCCGGACACGGCAGCGGGAGCCCTCGGCCAGCATCTGCGGGTCAGTACGACAGGCGCCTTAGCACTTGCTGGTGCTGGCGAAACTGAACTGGGAACAATGGAATTTCCTGCACTCGCTGCAGGGCCGGCAACAATCCGAACACGAGTCGCTGGCGGAACATGCAAGATGATCGCATCCGCAGCGATCGCTCTGGGTGGCAATGTGTTCGCCGCCGCGGCTGGAAAGGTCGGTCCTGTCGGCGCAGTGCGACTGGGGACGGCACGAGAGGCATCGACTGCAGACGGTGACGTTATTGAGGTGCTTCGGTTCGGTGGAATTGGAATCGCAAGCCCAGTGGTTGCGACCCCGTTGAACGGAGCCATCGCAGTTGCGCAAAGCACGATCATGCTGACAAAGGCAGGCGTTAACGCAATGACCCTTGCTGCGCCGACGGCAGCTCAGGAAGGTCTCGTCATAACGATCGTTTCGCAAACCGCAAACGCTCACACGGTGACGGCAACCGGACTGATCGACAATGGTGTCACGGGTGGCAGCAAAAACCTGGCGACATTTGCCGCGTTCCCTGGTGCGTCAATCACCTTGATGGCCAGCAATCTGAAATGGGCGGTCATCGCCAGCGTAGTCGTGACGGTCTCATAACGAAGCCCGATGCGTTCCCCGGTGGAGGTGGCCACCAAAGCCGGGGGACTTTTCTATCTGTTTCATAAATCGCGTTGCATCGGGAAGAAAGAAATGCAATGCCCAGCCCTACAACCAGTCTGGCCACACAGCGCCCGGACTTGGCGACGTTTTTGGAATTTGATGTTGAGTCGGAAAAGGCCGGCTACGTCGCGACGCAGGTGTTTCCTGTGATCGACGTTCAGAGCCAGGCCGGATCATTTGGTAAAATTCCGCTCGAACAACTATTGCAGCAGCGCGAGACAAAGCGTGCCCCAGGCAGCGGATACGCTCGCGGAAATTGGACGTTCACCACGGCCACCTATGCGACGGAAGAACACGGTGCTGAAGAACCTGTTGACGACCGTGAAGCCAAGATGTTTGCCGAGTATTTTCAGGCCGAGCAGGTTAGCACCATGCGTGCCTTTTCGTCCGTTTTGCGGAATGCAGAGCAGCGAGTTGCCGATGCGGTCTTCAACACAGCGACCTGGACAGGTGCAAGCCTGACAACGACTCCTGCAACCGCGTGGGCCACAATTGCGACGGCCGTGCCGTTGACAAACGTCGAGGCAGCAGTCCAGAAAATCTACGACAACAGTGGACTCTGGGCGAACGCTCTGGTGATCAACAAGAAGACGTTCCGCAATCTGCGGAACACACTTCAGGTGATCGATCGAATCGAGGCAAACGGCTCCGGTTCAGCAGCGAAAGCCAGCGACGTTACGATTGAGATGCTGAAGGCCGCATTCGATCTGGAGCATGTGATTGTGGCGGGCACGAGCCGCAACAGTGCCCGCGAAGGCCAGAGTGCGACGCCAGTTCAGATTTGGGGCAGCCAGTACGCGATGGTTTGCCGCATTTCGACCAGCGCAGACATGCGAGATCCTTGCATCGGCCGAACGTTCCATTGGGGCGACGATGGATCATCTATAGGCGGCACGGTCGAGAGTTACCGAGATGAACGAGTTCGCGGCGACGTGATTCGCGTTCGTCACGATACCGACGAGATTGTTCTGTACCCTGAGGCAGGCCACCTGCTGGTTATTGGTTAAACATTCGATGGCAACCACGTTCGATTCATACTTTGCGTCCGCAGGGTTCCCAATGCTGCTAGAACAGTTTGGGGAGTCGATCGTGTATTTGCCACGAGCTGGAGGGCGGCGAACGATTACCGCCATTGTCGAACGCAGTCCTCCGGCTATTTTCGATGCTTCCGGAAACGCGGTTTTACCAACTGCCACGATCCGGGTTTTCAATTCGTGTCGGTCCGGTGTTTCTTCGCGAGAGGTCGACATCGGGTCGGATCAAATTGAGATGGTGCTGAAGAACGGCGAAACGATTCCACGAACCTTTTCACTGATGACTCTGGTCTCTCAGGATTCCGGCGTCACTCAGTTGGCCTTGATCTAATGACCGAACCAGTTGTGGAACGAATCATGGCGACTGTGCGCAGCCGAATGGCTGTTGCATTTACAGCCGTGTACCGTTCAACACGAATAGGAACTTGGCAACCAAAAGATTTGGTCATTCATGTTCATCAGGGAACACTGACGCCAAATTCGGAACTGTCATGCCCGGGAAATCCACCATCGCAGGCGTGGGATCTGGAAGCTATTGTGGCAGGACTCGTGAAGCCTTCCGATACGGAAACGATCGCGGTCGACACGTTCAAAAATCGGCTCGGGTCTGACATCATCGTTGCGGCCACGGATGCGGTTTTATGGCATCAATGGGGCGGGCTGGCGATCAATACAACCATCGGAACAGTTGAAGAATACGCAGAGGAAACAGGCGGGCTTGCGGGCGTCATGGTTCGGTTTCTAATCACGTTTCGCGTAAATGAAAACGATCCTTACACCGTGAGGGCGTGATGATCGCAATCGAAATTAAAGCGAAACAATTGACCGCTCTTCGAGCGTCTGTCGGCAAAGCAAAAAGCAAGTTTGGCAGGGAGTTGGCGGCAACAATAAACGCAGTCGCGAAGAAGACAAAATTGGACATCGGGCGAGACGTTCGGAAGACGATTGCAATTAAAAAAGCCGAATCAGAAAGGCCGTTGAAAATCAGCACGAAGGCGACTGCTGAAAGTCCGCGAACGACCGTAGGCATCGCAAAAACCCCACGACTGGGATTGAGGCATTTTGGAGCACGACAGGACAAACGCGGAGTGTCTTACAAAATCTCAAAAGAAGGCGGCCGGCAGCGGATTGAGGGAGGGTTTCAAGGCCCGAAACCAGGCGTGATGAAAGTCAGTTGGAAGGGCAACGTGTTCAAGCGGCTGGGGAAAGAGCGGCTGCCAATCGTTCACTTGAGAGGCGTTTCAGCGTTTGGCGCCTACGCGAAAAACGACTTTGAAAAGCTGCAGATCAAAGACATTAGAACGCAGCTCGCGAAGCAAATGGATCGTCGAATCAAACTGAATGTTTTGCGGGCTTCCGGGCTCGTGCCTAAATCCAAATAGGAAAATAAAAATGACAGTTCCTCTACTCCGCCGGAAATCAGTCTTCGCGGCCAAAATCGAAACGACCGTTGGTACCGCGATTACACTGGCAGGCGCTGACGGCGCGTTCAACGCTCGTGATTTCAGCATCCAGCCAAACGTGGCAATGACTCGCCGTGAAGGGCAAGGCGGATTTAATTATCTGCTATCCGTTCCGGAGGGCATGACTGGCACCTGTACAGTCGTGATGGATCTGGCCTATGACGGGTCAGCCGTGCCGAGCTGGGCAAGCGTTCTGCTGCCTGCTTGCGGAATGGTCGACACCGCGGGCGTGTTTTCGCCGGTCACGCAAGGCCCTGGCGGTGCAGGCGGCGTCAAGACACTCACGATCGGCCATTATGTCGACGGTAAGCTGAAGTTGCTGTCGGGCGCAATGGGCACGTTTACAATGACGTTTCCAACTGGGAAAACTGCCTTCATTACGTTCACGTTCACGGGCCTTTACAGGACAAACGAAACCGACACGGCAATCATCGCCCCGACATATCCGACAGCCCTTCCGTTGCGATTCGCGAGCGGTTCAGTGCTCTTCGACACCGTCGCAATGTGTGTCGCAAACATGACTCTCGACGTTGGCAACACAGTCATTATGCGGGAGTGCGTAGAGGCTGCAAATCGTACCGGATTCGAGTCAGCAATCGTCACGGATCGGGCTCCGGTCTTCACGGCTGATCCAGAGTCTGTTTTGGTTGCGACACAGAACCGCGATCTGCTTTGGCTCACGAGTGACGCGGGCGTTCTTGCAATCACAATCGCTGGCCCGACAACGTCGACCGTTGTCATCAATGCACCCGCCGCACAATTGGAAAACAAGCAGCAAGCCGAGCGGTCTGGCTTGGCTACTGACGATCTGACTTGGCTTGCTACTGCAGGCAGTACGCCAGACTCTGAACTCACAATCACCTTCAACGCAGCGGTCTAAAATGCCCCGAAGTCTCGATCCAAATTCACGTCTGACGATGGTCCTGGCGTGCGATGCCGACAAGCCAAAAGAAACGCAACCGCGAATCTTCGCCCGACAGCCTACGATGATTCATCAGCGCAAGCTCGTGGAGTTGCTGGAGTCATTACGGCGTGGCGCGGTCGTGGAGCAAATGGACGGCATTACAGATGCTGTAATGCTCATGGTCACGGGCTGGGAAAACATCCCGGTCGCGCTCAGTCGAGAATCAATCGAAGAAGTTTTGAGCATGGAAGAGATGATCGAAATCATTTCGTTTCTTGCCCTGAATTCTACAGCATCGGCAGACGATAAAAAAAAATCAGGCTCGCCGCCCTCGTGAGGTGTGGCGAGCTGTGCAAATCGTGCGTGACCAAATGTCAAAACCTTGTGAATGAAAAACAGACCGCTGAAATTGAATGCCCGATGTGCGGCGGGGAATCGTGCGAACATTGCACGAGCGGTTACTATACAGTCAGCGAATGCCCAAGGACATACATTGGGCAGGAGCTGATTGCAGACATCAGGATTATCAGCGCAACTGAGCAGCATCTGCCGGTGGCCGGTGGACTGCTGGATCAGTCAGCGTGGTGGTTCGAGCTTCGACAGACTCTGCGAAGCGAAGAAGCAAACATTCAGGACGAACAGAATAAACGGCGGCGCCCATGAGCAACGGAATTGATTTTGTGATCGGCGGAAAAGACGAGGCTAAGCCTGCGATGTCTTCCGTTGAAAAATCTCTTTCGCGACTCGAAGGCAAAATCGGTTCCGTCGCAAAATCAACGAAGGGTTTGGCCGGAGCAAACTCAGCATCTGCCGGAGCAATGCGAGCAGCATCCGTTGGCCTCGCTGGTATATCGTCCGCCGCGTTGATGGCAGGGGCTGCGATCGGTGCGGTCGCAGTAGGCGCTGGCGTCGCCTTGTTTGCTCTGGTGAAATTGCATCAAAAATCGGCTCCGATGTTCGACGCACAGACAGAAGCCGTGCGTCGACTTGACAGCGCTCTGCGGATCCGCGGCGCAGCGGGTGCCTCCGCTCAAATGCAGACTCTGGCAAAGAATTTGGAGAAGCTCACCGGTGTCAGTGACAATGTCACGATGGGATTGATGCAGCAGGCGTCTGGGATGGGTTTTGCCGCTGGTAAAATGGATGACGCGGCGAAGGCAGCAATCGGGCTGTCGCACGCGACCGGCAAAGACGCAGCCGCCTCGATGGGCGATCTTAAAGCGGCCCTTGAAGGAAACTTTGACGCCTTCACTCAGATCAATCCGCAGATACTGTACATGCGGACGAATCAGGAGAAGCTCGCCGCCGTCATGGCGATCGCGAATCAGGGACTGAGCGACCAGGCGAAAGACATGACGACCGTTGCAGGATCTGGCCGACGAGCCGATTCCGCTATGTCGTCTCTCATGGAATCGATCGGGGCAATCATGGCCCCGATCCGCGTGCTGATTTCTGCTGGACTCCAGCAGTTGGCGACGTCACTGGATTCACTGCTGGTGCCTGCCGTGGCCTATGCGACGTCAATCCTTGCCAACATCGGCCCGATTATGGACGACGTGAAGCAGAAGGTGGTCGACGGCATCAACATTATCATAGGCGCGTTTACATTTTTCGAAGTGATCGTGCGAAATCTCGGCAGCGTCTGGGAAATGGTCTCGGCGACGGTCGAGCTGTTTTCGGTTCAGATCGCTGAATCAGTGATGCACACTTTGACGGTGGAAATCCCGGCTTACGCGGCATGGTTCGGCGAGAACTTCGTCAACCTCATGCGAGACGCTCTTTCTGCCGCATTGATAGCGGTTTCGAACGGCGTGGAAAATATCGTCGATGCGTTCTCGGCCCTGTGGGATTTCATTGCATCTGGCGGCCAAACAGACGTGCTGGGCCAGCTTGGCGAAATCGCAGGGCGTGGTTATCTCGATGGATTCAAGTCGTCTTTGACGTCCCTTCCCGACATCGCCGGGCGACAACTGACGGAGCGTGAAAAAGACCTTGCCGACAAAATCGGAGCGATTGGTGGACGCCTCGGCGCGACGTTCGCCGACAAAATGAAGGAACGAATGATCGGCGTTGGAGATGGATTGAGCGGCGAACTGCAAGCTGCTTCGCAAATCGATCTCAAGGGCCGCATGGCAGTGATTACGCAAGGCGTTCAGGCCACAGAGGGCCGGCTTTTGACGCGAGGCCCTGGGACTACAATTCCGAACAAGATGGACGAGATCATCCGCCTGCTTAAAGATCCGCCAGCCGCGAATAAGCGAAAAGGTGGAGTGGAGTTCGGCGTTCGAATCGATCCGACGCAAATGGAAGTACTGGAAAAAATTCAACAGAACACGACGAAAGTTTTCCAGATGGAGGCCATCGCATGACCGCTCAAAACGTCTCGCAAATGTGGTCGAAAGAGGGCGGGTCAGGCACGTCCGAAAAGTACGATTCTTTCGCCACAAAATTTGCACATACTGAAGGCTATCAGGTTGAAGCGGAGATCGGCGACAGTGCGGAAGACGTGCTGGCGGCTGCTGGAATCCCTGCCTACGGCGAGCGGCACAGGTCCGGTGCTGACTCCTTTGTCATTTCCAAAGACGCGACTCCGCTCGGCCCAATTTTTTGGATGGTATCCGTAAACTTTGAGGGCTCGCGATTTGACGGAAATGTTGACGTCGAGTGGACCGACGCGACGAGTTCGGAGCCGATCGACAGAGACATAAACGGCCGAGCAATCGTCACTGCAAACTTTGAGCAGGTCGAAGGACTGAGCGTTGATATATCAGATCAGGTGGTAATAGTTCGCCGAAAATTCATCGCATTCAATCCTTACGATTTCGCACCGTATCGACACGCGACGAACTCAGACACGTTCATCGGCTGGCCGCCGGGCACTGCAAGATTGATGGGGCTGAGTGCAAAAAATAAATTTAAATTCAACATGCCGCTGGAGCAGTGGGACGTGACTGCTCGAATCCAATTCCGAGTGCCATACATGGGCGCGACGGCAGCGCAGGCATGGCATAAGCGTTGGCGGCACGAAGGCATTTATGTCAATACGCTTGATGGGGGAGTTGCTCGTGCCAGAGATGCCTTAGGGCAAGAAGTTACGAAGCCAGTATTGCTGGATATTCTTGGGTTTCAAGAAACTAATCCCGACAACGCAATTTTCAATTATACTCGAGTTTTCGACTCGCTACCTTACTCCGCACTGGGACTCACATAAATGGCCAATGAAATCCGCACCGCGTTCCGGTGGCAATTCTGGCGGGCGTCTGTCATGGTCAGATCGACTCCGCAAAAAGAAACCACGACGACAACCACGTCAGAAATCTACAGCGACAACACACAGATCGTCGGCACGGTCCACGAGGCTATTGCAGTCGGCGACGTGACTGACGACGCGATGATGATTGTCGAAAATCTGCACGCGACGGCTGTGGTGAGAATCGGCGGAGACGCGGCTGGGGTATTTGTCCCGTGGGTCATTATTCCGCCTGGGGCTGGGCCGGCTGTGCTGCCGAAGGCCGCTGCGCTCGCATCGACATACCTGATTTCAAGCGTGGCAGCGACTCCGATTCGAGTGACTCTGATCAAGATTGCAGCGTAACATGGATGCCATCGGCGTGTTTTCGCCGGAGCAAGCGAGGCTTCTCTGGCAGGACTATCAGACACGAAAGCAGCTGCCCGCGCAGGTCACGAAGCACTATCCGCAACGCCGGGCGCTTGACGAACCGTCGCCGCACCGCGTGTTCGTTCGCAACGATTCCGGCGAACAGATTCCAGCTTATGCTTGCATGCAGGTCACAGGAACCGCGGAGGTTGGCAGCGTCACCGTCGTGACCGTCACGAAACCGACGACGACCGACGGAACCTATCTTTTCAACTGTCAGTATTTGATCGCGATCGGAGCCAATGGCTGGGCGTTTCGTTTCGGCGTCGTGATCATGCTCGGCATTGCTCCCAGCGAGGCCGGCGCGTTGTATGGGCCGATCGTTGGCGATTGGAAAATTGAGGAGGGTGGCAGTCTCGCTGAAGTGTACGGCTCACATAATGCGGACGCCTACTTCGGGCTGATCGGTCGGTTTGCCGGTGGCACTGGCGGCGGCTCTCAACGAATCTGGTTTGTGATTCGTGAGGTCGAGTGCGACATCTACACGGGAGCCAAGATTCTATTCGTCGAAGTCAAAGAGTACACAGGCGGAAACTGTACGTCTTTGGTTCCCGGTGAAGATCCTTACACGGGATTGGTGACTGTAGAAGACTTCTGCTCGACATTAAGTTTTTTCACGGCTGAGCAACTGCTCGACGGTACAGGCAGTGCGACATATTTCTGGCCACGTGGGGACGGCTATTGCATCCCGCGATGGCTTGTCGACGATATCTGCGTCGTTCCGGAGTGCGCGTAATGGGTGCGAAATTCTTTCAAATCGGAACTTCTGGACAGCTTCGAAAATGCTCTGAGCGTCGGTCTGATTCCTGCGATCCACTCGAAACAGACGGATGTTGCGCAGTCATTCCATGCGACTACTGTCTGGAGTTCGAAACCTACGATGGCATTCAATACGGCACCGCGACGTTCTCCGCGTCCGGCTGGGCGGGCAGAATCGCAGGGGCCGCGTTCTTTGGGTTTTGGGAACGCGGATATAAATCTGGCACATGTGAATTTGTCGTCACACTAAACGAAGTGGAAATCTATCGGATATCGTGCTACCACGGTCAGACGTGTCGGGACTCCAGCGACGAAGCTGGCGTGACGATTGAATATGAGTCCGGAATACTGCGGTGGATCAAGCAGGAGTTCAAGCCGCTTCCCTACCGCATCGACGAAGTGACGGGGTGTACGGTGTATTTCTGCGGGGACTGCGAATGTACCTGCGAGTGCCTTTGTGTGACTCTGACAAACGTGTACGGCATTAGTTCGCGTGGAGAATTATGCGGCACGTTGTATCCATGCGCAGATGCAAGTTGGGCAGGAACGGTCGGTGGACGCGAAATCTCCTTGGCACTTTCGCATGACATTTACGGCGAGTGTGTTCTTGTTTCCATTATTGATGGAGTTGAAGAGGCAGTCACCTCAGTCGAGGTATGTAAGGCAATTTCCGCGACGATCAGTTTGAGTAACGGAGATGTATTAAGTGTCACATGCAAGCTTTGCAGTTGCGATCTAGGGGACTGCGAAATTGGATGTTGCCTTCCAATCGAATACGATAACCCGCTTTATCCAGGTGGGTCCTTAAAGCCGCTTCCGTTTGATTTGACAGGATGCGGGACTACACTTTCTGGCACCTTCCGACCGGTAGAGCCCGGAACATTGTCAATGGGATCGTGCGGACCGTGCGGGACATACACTGGCGACTTCGCGGGGCTCGTGAACGGAACTTTGAAAATTGAATCTGGCATGACGTGCATGGACACACCGTGCAGTGTAGGCATTTGTCTCGTGCTGGAATGCGTAGAGCCGAGCAGTGCAGATTGCTGCAGTGGAATTCGGCTATGGATCGGCTCAACGGGCACTCTGGAAGGCGGTACAGCGGACGGGCCATCGTTCTCAATTGGCGGTTGCGGGAGCTGGAAACTCGTATCGCCATCATCATGTACCTGCGACGCGGAAACGGGGATCATCGCAGAATTCAGTATTTCAATTCAATTGGTCCATGTCGACTACACGACAGGCCCGTGTATAGGCCAGCCGACTAGTTGCACCATAGTCTGCGAAAATTTGACCCTCAGTATATGATCACACAAATGCAAGATGTGACTGACATTCAAAAGAAATGCACATGCTTAATGGCTGGCTTCTGTGAAAGGCGACAGCGAGACGTCGCGGCGGTGCATTTTCACAGATGCCAATCCGGAGCGGTGGAGTCTCTGGATTCCTTCTATAAGCTAGAGAGAAAAACCGATACCGAAATTCGGCATCCTCAAAGGGCATCACGACACGCCACCACGCAACACGCATCACGCGAAGCCGTTGGCACCGCACTCAAATCCCGCATCGAAGGACTACTCGCCATCAAGGCCGAGCAACCAACCTGCGGATGCCAGACGCTCGCGACTGAAATGGACCGCTGGGGCATCGCTGGCTGTGAGTCGCGACGTGAGGAGATCGTCGGCAAACTGGTCGGCAATCGCGACATGCTCATTGCAGCTCTGAGGACACGAGCAGCGGAGATCAGTGTCGTGCTCCCGGTGATGTTGGCGGTGATGGACGCAATCGTGCCAGACGCAGCCCTGGGGATCGGAGCGAACTGGCTACTGACTCAGGCGATTGAGGACGTGCGGATCCAGCCGCCCAGGCAATCGCGGATAAGAACAGGAACGTCGCGGCACCAGCAGCCGACTCGCAAGACATCGGTCGACCGAAGCAGGATCGTCAGCAGAGGCGGAGGCAAAAATCGAAGTGGGAAACCCTACACCGGCTGGCGATCAGAAGCTGACGGCCCGCGAATCGAGCACGGGCCGTTTGTTTCATCCGTCCGGCACCTGACCTACCATGTGTGGGCGGCCAGTCATGGGGATTCGTGGCAATGGAATTTACAGCAAGTAGCAAAAAGATGGTCGCTATTTAATGGCAAGCGAATTATTGCCATTGCGGAAGATAAAACATCAGCACCGGCAGATGAGGTGATTGAGTTTGCGCAGTCGCTCGGCTTGACATTCGACCATCATGTGATTCGTGGCAATAAGTCGAAACTGCGAGAGGTCGTGACGTGGATTCCGATGTTGGAGTTACTGTCACCGGGATCTGCCGCAGAAAACGAGGTCGTGTTTTCCGCTCACGCGAAAGGGCAGTACAGGCCTAATCAATCGCAAACGCACGATTGGGCGCGGTTGATGTACGAGAGTTGTTTGGACGATTGGCCGACTGTCTACGACGCTTTGAGATCGTCTCTAATGGCGGGATCGTTTCGCGAATACGGTTTATTTGGCACAGATCACAATTGGGCATATTCAGGAACTTTTTTTTGGTGGCGATTGGCGGAAATCGGAAAACGAAATTGGCGGTCAGTAGAGCAGGCGTTTTGCGGGACGGAAAAATGGCCCGGCCGTCTCTGCGATCCGCGAGAAACCGCGTGTCTGTTTCTGAATGATTCAAAGCGAATGTATGATCGGCCATATTGGGAGTCGACGGTGTGGCCACGGTGGGCGGAATATCAGGAGGCGTTACGTGTCAGTTCAGATTATTGAAAACATGATCCCTGCCGCATTGTGTCGTACAGCAGAGGCTGCATGGCCTGATCCCGGCTGGCCGTATTGGCACCGATACAATGGGGCGACTGGAAATAAATTCGGATCGATGGATAGGTCACGAATTCCACCGGCTTGCATTGCGGCACTGGATGCCTTGGCGATTGCGGTGATTCCACATATCGGGGACTCGTTTATTGACTACGACCTGCACGCGGCTGGCATGCACATGATGCCACCTGGCGGATTCCTCGCAAGGCATCTGGATGCAGAGCGCCATCCTATTCGACCGTGGCGAAGAACTCATTCAATCGTGTTGTTTGTCGCCACGATTGGCGAGTCAAATGGCGGGCAACTTGTACTGGAGAGGCAAGGCTGTTGTCTCAGTCCGATCTCAAATGTGACAGTGATTTTTGAAACCAAGCAAGAATGGCACGAGGTACTGCGAACAAGTAACCAATCACCGTACCGCAAAACGCTGGCCCTGTTTGCCTGGGAGCATGGTGAATGTGCGGACGCGAAAGCATGCGCTGATTTTTCGAGGGGTCAGACCAGTGCATCCTGAATGCTCACAATTTCTGCGATCGCAGGGTTCGAGTGATTTTATATCAGTGATTGAAATCGGCAGCCGCGACATCAACGGCAGCGCTCGTGCATATTGGCCGAATGCCACATGGATTGGGCTGGATCTTCACGCCGGCCCTGCTGTCGATATCATTTGCGATGCTGAACGCTATCGGCCATCAGGACTCTGTGACCTCGTCATCTGCTGTGAGGTGTTGGAGCATGCTGCGAATTGGCGAAAGATTATTGAAGCCGCCGCGACATGGATCCGGGCAGGCGGTCGAATGATCGTAACTTGTGCCGGTCCAGGGCGAGCGGAGCACTCCGCGATTGATGGCGATGAGTTAAGGCAGGATGAATATTATCGCAATCTGTCAGCCGACGAGGTCGCGAAAGCGATGCTGTCTGCTGGCTTGGGGCGGATCGAATGCGAGCAAGTCGGGGAAGATATTCAGGCAATTGCATACCAGTGAAAGACGAATAACCAATGGTCCCAAAACACGTAATCGAAGAAATCGAAAAAGCAGGCATACGCTGCCATCACTGGCACCAGACAAAGCCCGGATCGCCGATCTGGGAATGCGACGCCCATAGCCTGACGACGAGCGACAAAAGCCTGAATTTTAACGTGTTCGTTCGTGCCTGCGAAATTCGCCCGGGTGAATGGTCGGTGCAACTTTATAACGAAGTCAAATCGCTGCAAATCACTTAGTCCGTCATAGTTGCCGCTCGCCCCCAATAAGACGGGGCCAGCAAAACGGAGCACTGGGAGAGCCCTGGCCGATCGGCCCGGGCTCGCTTCGTTTCACGCCTTCCGAAAAATCTTTCTGGATTCGCTTATTTCCGACTAGACAATAAGACGATGATGGATATACTTCACCAGTCAGACGAAAACGAAACCAACCACACAGGAGAATTGACGATGACAACAACAAACACACAGATCACCGTTTGCCAAATCGCAATCCAGTACGACAAAAGCAGTGTCGGCCACTGCTGGGTTGCAGCAACGGAGATTGACTGCCCTGCCGACATACAGGAGGAGATTGCTGGCGAGATCGTCGATGGGAAAATCACTAAGTGCAGTGGGTTTGTCGCGACAAACGCAGTTCACTACCGCTGGTAGTAGCCTCGCACACACCCGGTCTCATCGTGAGACCGGGACTTTCAGAAACCAACCACACGGGAGAATTCAGATGACGACGACCAACACAATCGGGCCTGCGATTGGAATCACAAGCGGATGGACGCTGTTCAATGCACAAGGATATATCGAAAAAAACCGCTGCGAAATCGAGCACTACGCAGACGGAACAACACGAGTAAACGCAACGCTGCATGCGACGAATGAGCTCGCTTCCATCACCGAAAAGCGAGTCGATTTCGGTTCGTGGTATTTGGAGCGGTAAAACCTTCGCACAATACCCGGTCTCGACATGAAGCCGGGACTTTCCTCCGAACGAAATCAGCATGAAACGCAAATCCAAACCACCGCCCCGCAAACGAGCCCCTGGCGGAGGTCGCAAATCCAAAGGGGATCGCGTTCAGCGGACGGTCAATTTCGACCGCGCTATCGATGATCGAATTGTCGCGAGAAAAACGCGCACCGGCGAAAGCCTGAGCGATGTTGTGAATGACCTCATGAGGGAACAATAATGAGCCACACACCCGGACCATGGAAAATCTACGACGGCTACGGATCGGACCGCAGTCGCCCGTCGATCGTCGACAACATCCCCGACAAAGACGGTAAGTGCGTCGCTAACAGCATCGCGTTTATTTCAAGCACGAACAACCAAATGGACGCTAACGCAGCCCGAATAGTCGCCTGCGTCAACGCCTGCGAGGGAATCAATCCCGAGGCCGTGCCGGACATGCTGTCCGTCTTGCAGCAATGCCTGAGTGCCGTTGAATTCTGGGAACGGCCTGATCAGCGCCGAGACCCTGCTAGTCTGTCAAGGCGGATACGCACGCTAATCGCAAAAGCGGAGGCCACACAATGCTCAACGACCTGATCTGTTTCGCAATCGCCTGCCTCTCAGGCATCTTCTGCGCGGTCCTCTGCTGGCCAATGGTTGACGCGGCCGACGCAAGAAAACGCAGGCAAACAGAACGAGCAATCGACCAGCGGTGCAAGCAATTGCATCCATAAACCAGGTGTCGTGACACCTTCAGCGGCTGAGTACACGCAGCCGCTCACGACGTACGCCGTGAGAGCGTTCCGTTGCCACGCTCCTTAACAAAACCGTGGCGAGTCATCTGGCGGAGATCCGCGGACATATTTGTTTGAGTTTTACTAACGGAGAAATGAAAATGAAGTTACGGAAAGTGATCGTGAGTAAAAGCGTTCGTCAGCCACCGGGGGAATTTCCGCGATGGCTGAGAGAGCCGATTGGTGAAGCGTCATTTCATCAATTCGGATTGGGTCTAGCCGAAACAGACACTAGCTGCGCAAGTTACACGACGGCGATCATCGAGTGGCCAGACGGCAGGGTTGAAAGTATCGATCCGGACCACATGCAGTTCGTTGAGTCTATTAAGGCGACGTCTGCCGTTCAGCACCTCGTGGCTACGTTGCGCAATATCTCGCAGCTCGACTACAGCCACGCCGCAATCAACGGAGCCGCCTACGATGCTGTGCAGTTCGCGAAAACTGCACTTAGTGAATACGAAATAAACCAGTAGGTCGCTCGTCCTGTCTAGCATGGTGCTGCTCACTGATGACGATCGGCGAGCAAACTCGGATCGTAACCGAGCAGGGCGATACCTGATTAACTGCGAATGATTCGCGGCGGCTGATCCCCGTGAGGCATGAGGCCGGTCAGGTTTTTCACAATCCATAAACAAGGAGGTTTGTATGCTGGTTCTACGACGAAAAGCGTTTCAGAAAATCATGATCGGGGACGGCATTATCGTCACGATTATAGGGATTCGCGGCGACACAGTGTCCGTAGGAATCGATGCCCCGAAGCATATCGCCGTCAACCGTGAGGAGATCCACGAACAGATTCTGCAGGATCGGGCATCGGCGGATTCGGATTGCGACTAAACGCACTGCGCGCCGGTGCACACCTGAATCCGCGGTCTTCGTATGAACCGCACATCGGCAGGCTCCCTTTTTTACGATGGACTGATCAGTGGCAAAAAAACAGAGCGGACTTCCGAAAGAGACCGAGCGAGAATTTCAAAAACAGGTGATCGAGCTGGCGCAACTCAAAGGATGGAAGGTCGCACATTTCCGTCCCGCTCGGGTGATTCGAAACGGCAAAGAAACATGGCGGACACCGGTTGAAGGCGATGGTGCCGGCTTTCCGGATTTAGTACTGGCTCGCAATGGCGTCGTGATTTTTGCGGAGCTGAAAACGGATGCGGGGACGGTCAGCGCAGAGCAGCAGGACTGGCTGAGAGAGACCCGTGGCTTTGTGTGGCGACCGAAAAACTGGAATGAGATTTTGCGATTATTGATGTGATGTTTGGATTTAAAAAACAGGAGCAATTTATGAGCCGGAGCGGATACGTTGACGCTGACGACGAGGACGCATCAGAACAGGCATATGATAGCTGGCGAGCGGAAATAAACACAACGATTCGCAGTGAGCACATGCAGGCGTTTTTGGTCGAGCTTGCTGGCGCAATGGATGCGATGCCAGACAAGATACTGATCCACGGCGAGCTGATCGATATGGACGGCGATTGCTGCACGATCGGCGTGGTTTGTAAAGCCAGGGGCGTCGACGTCGCGGGGATGGATTTTGAAGATCCCGATGTGGTCGGTCTACTCGCTGCAATCCCCCGCGAGATGGCCGCCGAAATCGAATATCAAAACGACGAAGGAGGCAGCAGAGACGAGTCGCCGGAATCGCGATGGCGTCGCATGCGAAGGTGGGTCGCCCGGAAAATTCGAAAGGAGGCAGTGATTTAGCCATGAGCGACTACAGCCGCTACCTCACATGGGATCGTCGCTGCCGAGATCGTGGCGCATTCGGTATGACGGCGGGCGATAGCCTGTACCTCGGCCTGCGGGATTTTAACGAACCTTACCCGTGCCCAAATGGAATGCCGCTCGATACCCGAAAGCCAGGCGATTGTGAGCACTGGCGGCGGCGGGTCGCAAAGGCAAAGCGAGATATTGAGGACTGGAATCGCGACATCGCAATCACGCGGGCCGCTGAAGCGATAACGGACGAAGATTTAGAACTTTTCATTTCAGAAATTAGAAAGTTTCAAAATGTCAGAAATAGCGAAATTTAAGACTAGTGACATCACAGCACTGGCGACCGGATTCCTGATCAAGTCAGGTGAGGTCAAAACGGCGATACGAAAGGCGATTAGCAACAATCCGGATATCGCATCCGCCTTGATCGTGGCTGGCTCATTTGCCATCGAGGACGCGATGAGTGACGCGGAAAAAACATGGCTCGTAAAGTGCTACGATCGAGGCAAAATTCTTTGCGAAGGCGGTAGGGATGGGAAGAGACCCACGAATGAGGTGTGTCATACAGTTGTTGCTGAAGCCGAAGCAAAGCAGTTTGAGTTGTGCTCAAAGCAATACAGTATTTGGGCCAACGGCACGCTGTACATTAAGGAAGATGGCTACCGCCGATTGTTTTTTCTCCACGAGCATTGCAGCGATCTTGACACGAATCTGGATCCGCCGGAGTGGCGCAAGTTGGCCGATCGGCAGATGTGGTGCGTTCGAGTGCGGGGCAGTGTTTTGTTCAAAGGTAAAAAGGTCGTCATTGATACCACGATCGGCGTCAACGCAAATGCTACGGATGGAATCGCAAAAATTGAATCGCATGCTGAGCGGTCGCTGCTCAAAAAGCTCTGGAAGAAAGCTACTTCGATTTCGCTGGAGGCCGACGACGATGCAAGTGATGAGATCACATCAGGCGTTCTGGTAATCGATCATCCGACTGGCTATCTGCCGCCGGTGTCGACGATTGAGGCCACGGCGGGCGTTGCCGCGAAGGCCGAAGAAATCACAGAGTACGAACGCAACATGCGAGTGTTTCGAATGGGCCACACCGCGTCACAAAAACGCATCAAAGACCCGCACCAGTTAAGCCGTTACAACGAGTATTGGGCAGAGATCACAAACGCGAAAAACAAAAACGAACTGCGACTCCTGCACAGCACGCTGCAGAAATCCGAGGTCGCTGAACTCGGCAAAAATAACGTCGACGAACTGTGCCGATATATCGTTTGCATTCAAGAGTCCGTACCGGAAGGGGCTGAAGCAAATGGTTGAATTTTATGTGGCGTGGACGCAGGCCGGCGAGCACAAACGACATCACATGCAGGCGGATACCGTGCCAGTTGTTGGCGGCTATCTAATCATGACAGGACACGGGCGGCTCGTGCTGCGAGTCGAGCGGGCGGCCATGGCAGATGGCTGCGTTACAGTGGTCCGGGGCGTTGTGGCGTGCGATGAGGAGCGGGATGAGGTGCTGAGTATGTTTCCGGAATTACAGGAAGGAGATTGAGGTGGTGCCAGATAAAAACGCAGCGGATTACGCAAGGCAGCGGTGCATCGCGGCACTGACTGACATCCATAATTACGCTGCCGATCAGTTGGTTGTTGCCGTGAGTAGGAAGCGATCACAAGCACTGATCGACGTGATGACGAAACTTATATTGTATGCGAAAGCGATGTATGACCACGACATGGAAGAGGCGGGAGAAAAACAAATGCCAAAACCAAGCAACGAAGACAGCCTCGACAGGCTGCGAGCAATGATTAAGCCTGGACAGCAGACGTGGGATCTGTCGCCGAACGACGTCGCGGCCATTACGATGGCGGTGCAGGTGCTGAGCGTGATTGAGGCCGCGGACGGGGATCATGAAGGCAGCCTTACTGCGGGAAACGTCTATCCCGACAATCCGTTCTTCAAGCGAATACAAATCGGAGATGTGCAGACATTTGGCGCAACGACAATGGAATGCTTTCGAGCCGCAGGAGAAAAACTGGAATGACTACGCGACCAACATGGCTCTTGCCACCAATCGACCAACTGACGGAATTTCCTGCGGGGAAAATCGCCGATCAGCTCAGTCGACTCGAACGATACGCGGGAAGCTGTCCGCATTTTTATTCCGTGGCGCGTCACTCGCTGCTGGTCATGGACCTGCTGCCAGACGATCCGGAACTCCGGCTGCTGGGACTGATTCACGACGCGCACGAATGCTGGATCGGCGACGTCCTGCTGCCCGTAAAAAAACGGATTGCCTTCGCGATCGATGAACTTGGCTGCGAATACGACCATATCTTATGGGGCCTGCTCGGGTTGAGCCCATGCCCCGCGACGCTGCAGATGATCGAGCAGGCGGACCGGACAGCGTGCGAACTGGAAATGCAGTTGCTCGGGCTGCCGGATGCTGAGGTGCTGGCCGCTATGCCGGGAATGCGCAACAGAGGATTGCACCTGCTGCCGATCCACACCAATCACGACGACGCGGAGGAGTGGGAGATGGTTTTTGAGGGTCTCCGCGATGCCTGTGCAGGAGCCGTGCCATGACACACGCAGATAGACTCGTATGGCTCGCACAGCACGGCTGGCTGGCCGATGGTCTCGATGGCCGCAACATTGACAGCCTTGGTAAGTGCATTTGGGTCGACGGAAACAAGGGCCAAATGCCGCGGTCCATGTGGCTGCGAGTCAACGACGGCTCGGCGTATCTGCACGGCGTGACGGACGTGATGACTTGGCTGCAATGCCAGGCGTGGATTGATCCGCCGCCGGAGGTGCCTGTAGTTGTGCCGGTGGCGGCTCGCGGGCTGTTTGATGATCTGGATTGACACGCCAGAACGCAATCGGGTAATGTCTCACCGTGCAATCTGCGTGGAAGCAAACTGCACTCAAAAACAAATCGCATCGGGTTCGCCCGATTCCTGAGCCCGCCGGCTGCATGCCTTCCACCATGCCGCCGAGCGGGTTTTTTATTGGGGTAGTGAAAATGGAGTTGTTTTCCGAAGAACATTTCCGCGAGGAAGTCGCGACGCCTTCAATCGCTGACTATGAAAAAAATGAAGCGTCAAAAATTAAAAAGATGCTTATCAGGCTTCGAGAAGGCCCGTTGCTAAAAGGCGACATCGCGATAATCGAAGAAACCGGAATAACAAGAGGGCACGCCATCGTCTGCACTATGCGCAAAAGCGGAATGATAATCAACACGGTTTGGATCGACGGCAAAGAGGCGTATGAGCTAATTGACGAGACAGTGACCAAGGTTCGCATGACGGCAAGCATGCAGGAAAAATACTACCAGACAAAGCACTGGAAAAGTCTCGCTCGAAAACGCAAGGAATTCGACGGCATGAAATGCCAGCAATGCAAAGCCGATACGGGCACGATAGCGTTGCATACGCATCACTGGCAGTATCGGCTGTTTCATGAAGACATGGTCCACGATTTAATGACTCTCTGCGAAACGTGTCACGATCGCATTCACGATCAAATTAAGGGTTCCGGCGTTCATTTTACAGACTTCGCGACATTCCAAATTATTGAAAACATAGAAGCAGGATATGACCACGACACTGATTCAGATTTCGGCAGCGAGAACAGCATTAACGAAGGCGTCATCACTCCAGGAGGTATTGGACATCAAGGACAGGGCGGCAGCGATCAAGACATTATTGCAATCAGCCGGAGAGAGCTTGCTGTTGCAGAACCAAGCGGCGGAACTGAAGTTGCGGGCGGAGCGGAAAGCTGGAACGCTCCTTTCTGAAATGGAACTGAATTCAGGGAGCAAGAATCCTGCGAAATCCGGCGGTACCATTGTGGTACCGCCGAAACTCAATGAACTAGGCATCACGAAGAATCAGTCATCCCGATGGCAGGCAGAAGCGGCAGTACCTGAAGCAGTGTTCGACAAATGGATCGCTGGTGTCTCCGCGTCCGGCGAAGAACTGACGCAGGCAGGTCTGCTGAAAGTAGCCAAGTCGCCACACGTCACAAACAACAGCGGAAACAACGAATGGTATACGCCGCCAGAGTTCGTCGAGGCAGCAAGAAAAGTGCTCGGCGGGATTGAATTGGATCCAGCATCAAGTGCCAAGGCTAACGAAACAGTGAAAGCGAAGGTGTTTTACGATATTGAGTCTGATGGGCTTTCGCGCGACTGGGAAAAAAAACGTATCTGGATGAATCCGCCGTACGCCTCAGACCTTGTCGGTAAATTTGCCGCAAAGTTCCGCGGTGCAATTGAGGGCGGAGCCTCTGGTATCATGCTGACCAACAACGCCACGGAGACGGCGTGGTTTCAGTCAGTCGCTGCCGTGGCGTCTGCAGTGTGCTTCCCTGCCTCGCGGATATCGTTTCTTAACACCAATGGCGTTCCGGTAAACAAACCGCTCCAAGGGCAAGCCTTGCTCTACTGTGGACCGAAGACAGAAACATTCAGGAGCGTGTTTTCTGAGATTGGTGTCGTGTTCTTAAATCAGAAATAAGGGCCAATGAAATGACGCAAGAAGAATTCAACGCCCACAAGGCGGAAGCAATTGCGAAACTGATGGCGTGGGACGCGGCTCGAAGGGCAGGTGGACAAAAGAATTCCCAGACTGCAATTGACGCCGAGGCATCCCGTCAAGTAAGACACTCATTGTCAATACGTGTCAACAATGTACAGAGGATTGACGGCAATGCCAAAAAAGAAAACGTGGAAAATTCTCGACCGGGGCAAGGTCCCGGTTCTTGCTCAAAACATCGAATATCACTGCGAATGCGGTGTCGATGCAATGCTTCCCGTCACGGGGAGCGCAATAGCGCAGGTCAACAAGACGCTCGTGTTTGATGTAGGTTCGTTTTCATGTCCGGCTAAAATTCAGTGTCGAAGTTGCGGGCGAGTGCTCGAATGCGGGGGTCGTGATGTACGGTAAATTTTTCGCGTGTGCGTTCACCGGATCGATGATGGGAGCTGGGCCTACGGTGTTTGCGGTATGGTCCTACATTATCGCCAACACCTGTGGATCTCAGGTCGAGGTCAATGCAAAGCTTCTGAGCGTCTTGCTCGGAACGACCGAAGAGGATGTTGATGCCGCGATGGATTACCTGTGCAGCCCTGACCCGAAGAGCCGCAGTGTGTTGCAAGATGGCCGGCGACTGGTTCCTTCCTCGGGGTTTTCGTACGAAGTTGTTAATCACGAGCACTACTTGCGAATGCGATGCGAAGACGATCGGCGTGAATACAACCGGAAGAAGAAGGCTGAGAGCAGGGCAAAGTCAAAAACTACAGGTGAGTCAATAGGTGAGTCAATGACAATTGCTGACAGTCAACAGATGTCAACGATGTCAACGATGTCAGCCAAAGAAGAAGAAGACGCAGACGCAGACGCAGAAGCAGAAGTAAAAACAGAAGAAAAAACAAAACCCCGCAAGCCTGCGGTGAGACAGACATCTCTTTCAGAATCGCAGGTAAAGCAGTTCGAAGAGTTCTGGCAAGCATTCCCGAAGAAAACCGCCAAGGGCCATGCACGCAAGGCATGGACCGTAGCGCTGCGGAAAACGGAATCATCTGTCATCCTGCTTGCTGTTGGAGCCTTCGCGGCGTCCGTGGCGGGCAAAGATCCAGAATTCATCGCGCATCCTGCAACGTGGCTCAATCACGAACGATGGATGGACGTCGCGTCTGCATCGCCCGCACGAGGCACACAATCCACCGCGAATACCGATTGGATCAAAGCCCTGAAATCTACACGGCAGCACCCTACGGACTGGGAGAGCCGCAAGGCTGCGCTCGGGGCTGAACTGTTCGAAGCGGTTAAACGGACCGGAACGGCCGAGGTCGCTGCCGTCACCAGCTACAATGAAAACATGATTCGACAGATTTTCTTCAGTCATCTGGAAGACATCCGAAATGCAAAATAACCGAATCACGATCGAGCGGGCTGTCGTCGCCGCGGCATTCAACAGCCACGAGACAATCGACCAAATCGCCAGCCAGATCACGGATTCCGATTTCACGAATCCGGACTACCGAACAATCTGGCGGACGCTGAAGCACTTGGCGGAAACGAATCAGCCTCTGGATCCAGTGCTCGTCTATGACGAAGCGAATCGTCGGCACTCAATCTCTGAGGAGGTGACTCTGAGCGTTCTGGTCGAGATCAGCGAATGCGTTTGGGAGGCCAGCCACGTCGATTACTACTGCACCCGGCTGCGACAGTACTCGGTCGAGGACGACGCTCGGACAATTGGCGTGCAACTGGCTGGTGAGCAGACTCTTGAAGAGCGGGACATCGACAGTTACATTCAGAAGCTGGATGAAATCAAACGCGGGCGCGTCGACCAGATCGCGACGATCGGGGCAGCAATCGACGGGCAGTCGGCCGCAGCCGCAAACCCAAAGCGGATCCACAGAACGGGACTTGTGAAAATAGACGCCAAACTCAATGGCGGAATCCGTGATGGGCAGGTGGTGGTAGTCGGTGGCCGTCCTGGCACAGGCAAGAGCGTGCTGATGATGCAAATAGCGCTGGCAATCGCGGAGGCAGGCACAGGGGCTTTAATCGTATCGCTGGAAATGCTGAAGGAGGAAATTGCTGGGCGGTTACAGAGAACACGTGCGGCCGACGCGCTGCGAAAGCTCCCGCTATATTTTATCGACTCGACGTCCGACCTAACAACGATCCTGGCACTCTGCAAGGTGGCTGTGAGACGGCACAACATCGGCGTGATTGTATTTGACTACATCCAGCTCGCCGAAACGACGGTTGGAAAAAACGAAAACAGAGAGCGGCAGATTGCGACGATCAGCCGACGAATCAAGCGCATGGCTTTGGACCTACAAAAGCCGATCATCGTCGGGAGTCAACTCAATCGTGAGTCTGCAAAAAAAGGAAAGCCGACGCTGGCAGACCTTCGCGAATCCGGATCAATCGAGCAGGACGCGGATATTGTAATGCTCCTGCACAAGTCTGACACATCGAACGAAACAACGGTTGATATCGCCAAACATCGCGGCGGGATGACTGGGGAAGTCACACTGGAATTGCACGGCGCGAAGTACACGTTCGTTGATGCAAGTGAATCATATGAATGGGCTGATAAACTCTAAACCTAAGAAAGACCACATGACAGGACTACCAAGAAGCTACGACAGCTGGCGACAGCGTACCTCCGACGACGAGCAGGAGGAGAACGAGCGGCGGGAGCGACTCCGCCAGTTGCGAGAAGACCGGGCGGATGAAATGCGAGACCGGCAGAAAGATGCGAAGGCAGAAAGGAAGCACGATGGAAGATAACCGATTTACCTGTCCGAAATGTGGCAGCCATTTTTTCGGCTCAGTGCTGACCCGAGGAGCTGACGGGTCGATCTGGAAAACGCACGAGGTCTGCTATGACGAATTCCGCGTGGGGTGTATTGAGCGAGTTGAACGGCTGGTACAGATCAAGGGACCAAACGATGCCGCGAAAACCTGAAATAGTAATTGATCACGAAGGCGAAACGCACACAATTAAAGAATGGGCGATTCTGAAGCACGTGCAGGAAGAAACGCTCCGCAGCCGGCACAGCAAAGGCTGGCCAGCGAATGAAATCATTGAGGGCCGCGATAGTCTGATTGCTATTCCGTCGATCGAATACATGGATGCCATGAAAGCAACCATTCACGCGGAGCGAGCCGAGCGGGAGCGGACGCGGCCGAGCAATCCAGTGTTTCGCCCAAGGGCGATTCGTGTTTGCAGTACGGCATCGATACGAGATCTGACAGAAAGGTTTCAGTGATCACACAAGCAATCAACACACATCACGGCGACGACAGTCGTTTCGCCCACGATACAATGTTTGTCGATTTTCCTCCAGGGTCAGCAGTCGCCGCATCGGCGGGATGTCGATGCCCTGTAATCGATAATCATCACGGCCGCGGATATCAGGATCGAGCAGGCTGTTACGTGACCTCTGACGACTGCCCTTTACATTCTGCGGAAAAATCTAATGACGAGGAGGCTGAGTAAATGCCACGAGTGACGATCGATTCAAGCGGACGATATCAACCGAAATTCTGGTGCGGTATCTGCCTGACGTCCGTACCGCAGCAGTGCTGGCACTTGCCAGCGGACGCAGCGAAAGTGAAGCCTGAGCCTGAGCGAGATCCGGAGCCGATTAACGACGGTGGCTCCGCGTTCCCGCGGTTCGGCCGGGACGTTTGGGGCGGCACGTCGACGCTCGGCACCGGCATGAGCCTGCGGGACTGGTTTGCTGGGCAGGCATTGGCAGGCATGACTCTGGATGATTTGGATGTGGATAACGCGGCGTTCTATGCTTACATGATTGCGGACGCGATGATTCGGGCACGGAGCGAACAATGACCACTCTACCCGCCAAAAACGCCCACCTCGAACTGATCAGTGAGGCCAACGGTCGCTGCCTACTGCGGTGTGCCTGCGGAAAGGAGTGGACCGTTACCACGAAACGCTGGCGGTACAGGACGCTGAGATCCTGCGGATGCGAACGGAAGCGGATTCACAGTGCGGTGGTTTATGAGATTTTCCGCCGGAGGTGATTTGCTGGCGTTCTGCCATTCCGAGAAATCTTTCACGAATGGTTTGAAGACCAGTTGACGAATCGACCGATGACGTATATCATTGGGGAGTCGAACAACGAAACAACTACACAAGGAGACGAAACATGTTCTACGCATCTCACACAAACGGTAAAATGTTCGCGAAAGCCATTGTCAAGAACGGCGAGCAAAAGCCATCGTTCTACAGCACCTACGAGCGAGCTGAATCGTTTCAGTTTGCCACGGCTGCGGAAGCCGAAACGCATGCTGCACACGTGTTCGGCAAGTCCGCTGGGCCGGCCGTAGAAGCGGCCCCGCCAGTTATTACGTCAGTCGTCACTGGATTGCCTAAACCTTCACGACACCAGCGAGAAGAGGCCTCCATTCACGGTGACCACGAACTGTACACATAAGTCACCGGACGCCTACCCGGTCTCACAGTGGGATCGGGCTTTCAAAACAAAACCATAAGGAGAATTAACAAGTGATCACCGAACAAACAGGATTTCTGGTCGTATGCGTTAACCCTGCGAAGAGCTCAATCGAAAAATGCTGGTTCGCCGATGCAGACTGGACGCACGAAGATGCAATCAGTCATTACTGCACAGATTACGGCCTAGATCGTTCCGACGTCGCGATTGAGACAGAGGACTAGTCGCAACAATCATCCCGGTCTCAACGTGAGGGCGGGCCTTTTTTTCAATTCAGAAGGAACCGACATGCCACGAGGCGGAGCAAGAAAGAATTCCGGGGTAAAACCCGGTCCCCACGGTAAAAAAATCGACCGAAGCGTCGCACTGTCGGCCGGCGTCTGGGCGTTCCTGGCGTCCGGCGGACAAACACCCGGATCAGCGATTGAGGCCCGCGTGCGGGCGTCTGCGGCGTTTCTGGCGTGGGCGAAAGCGACGACATCCGGCGTTACTGATTGACGCCCGGCAGCTGCAGTGGTATCCTCACGCGAAATAAATCCTCCGATTTCGCCCCGTGTTCGGTGAGAATGCCATGCCGCAAAAACAAAAAGCCTGGTGGATGTCGAAAACGATCTGGCTGAATAGCCTCACAGCAGCCATCGCGACGCTGACGGTGCTCCAAGGGCAGGCGATCGTCAGTGAATACCCCAAGGCTGCCGCGGCCCTCGTCGCCGGTTTGAGCGTGCTTAATATCGGCCTGAGATTGATCACCGTTCTGCCGATCGGAGATTGATCCGATGAGCGTCTCGATAAACTGGCAGCCGATTCTCGGCGGGATCCTAATTGCAGGCGGAGCAATCTGGGCCGCTGTGCAGGCATGGCGATCGCGTCCGGTGAAGGCCCCAAATCCGGGCCGCCCTGTCGAGCCCGACGATCCGTCACATCGATCTGCTGACGAGCCGCCTCCGCCCGGGGCTCAGGAATGGGTGATCGATATTCATTCGGCGATGGGCGACGCATCCGAAGAATCTGTGCTTGCGTGCCTTCGCAATGGGGCTACTCGTGATCAGGCTCGCATGGCTCGGATTGCGGAGTTGGAGGCGAGGACCGTATGAAAAGATACGCTCCCGCAATCGTGGCAATACTCGGCGGGTTATTATTGGTGATTCCGATGCGCGGCGGCGTCGCGCCAGTGCCACCATCGCCAGTCGAGCCAGTCGACCCGCAGCCAGTCACGTCTTTCCGCGCCATCTTCGTGAAAGAGTCGGGATCAACACTAACAGCCGCACAGACTGCAATTCCGGGGGCAAAAGCAATCCGGGACTATCTGAACGCCAACACGACGGGCGACGGCAACACGACCGGCTGGCGTGAATACGACATGCAGCAAAACGTGGCGAATGAAAAGCCGACAATGAAGGCACTGTGGCTTGCCGTGCTTCCGAAAATTCAGACGGTACCGTGCATAGTCATCGAAGTGAACAGTCGGGCGACAGTGCTGCCGTATCCACTCAATGCTGATGATGCTCTGGCCACACTCAAAAAATACGGGGGCAAGTAATGCCGAGCGCTTACAAAAACATCCCGATCATCGAAACGGATGGACCGGCCACGAGTCTGACGCATCCAGATGGTGCAATTTTCGGAATGACGCCTCGTGACTATTCCGTAGACCCTGAAACGATGTTCGCGCCGCCGGCCGAAATGGTTTTGATTCCGCAGTCGGAATGGGATGCCAGATTTGACGAGCAGGAAGCGACACAGTCGAGCTTGGAGCACATTTATCTGAGCGGCCCGAACGGTGGCCCAGCCTTTAAAAATCTCGACCAAAACGGCGACGGCTACTGCTGGAACTACTCGGTTGGTCACTCAATGATGATGGATCGGCTGAAGCGAAATCTGCCGATGGTGCGATACAACCCGCACGCTGGAGCGGCAATCATCAAGCGCGGGGCCAATGAAGGCGGATGGTGTGGTCTCGGCGCTAAGTTTGCGAGAGAAGTCGGCATGGCAGTTGAGGGCAACGCTGCTGGCCAGTGGCCGCTGCAATCGCGAAATCTCCGACATGACACGCCAGCGATACGGGCAGCCATGGCGCAGTATAAGATCGAGGAAGACTGGACTGATTTAACTCGCCAGGTCTACGACCAAAATCTGACGATGGCACAAGTGGCAACATGTGGGTTTAACAACATCCCAGGGCCTCGTGATTATAATTGGTGGCGTCACAGTGTATGTGGAATTCGCTGGGTGCGGATTGAGCGAGGCTCATGGGGTCAGTTGATTCTGAACAGTTGGCCAAACTACGGTCGTCATGGCCTCGCTGTCCTGCGCGGCAGTAAAGCGGTCTGCAATGGCGGATTAGCGATTCGGTTGACGTCTGTCTGATAGGATATTCGGTTATGAGATCGCTGATTTTCATTTCACTGATTGCAACGATTGGCTGCCGAGGCACAGACGCCGGCAAGTCCGTTCTGCCAGCAATGACCTTTGACGTCAACTTGGCAAAGATCGATTCGCAATCGGTCGAAATACTCGTCCAGACCGCCAACATCGAGGGCTCGATCAGCGAGCTTGCAACGCAACAGAAACGCATCGCCGATGCAGTTGAAACATTGAAGGCGTCCTTGGTCAGTTCCGATCCGCAGGGAAAGGAGAGTGATCCAGCGTCTCGAACAGCCCCAGGCAATAACGCGAATGATTCGCACATCGCGACAACGATCGTCGCTGAGCCTGGGGCTGTCCGTCTTTTGGTATCGCTGGCCGATTTTGCGTGCCCGCCATGCGATCGACTGAAGGAAGCTGTCGACGCGGGAGAATTCGACGGGTTCGCTGTCGAGTATTCTGAGGACTGGAGGCCGCGTGCATACCCTGCGATTCGGTATCCAACGGCATCGAGTCCGACAGGTTGGGCTGTGATGTACGGATTTGATAATACGACTGTGTCGCGGTTGCGAGCGGCCACAAATCCGGTTGTGATGAAGGCGGAAAGCACAAAACAAATTGTGCGCCACGAGAGCCTCGTGGCGCAGCATAACAGGCTTCACGGTGGCGGGAACTGGACTTGGCCAGGCTCAACGCAGCAGTCTCTCGCCAATCATCTGCGGGACTCGCATGGCGTTAATCTTGCATCGCAGGGCGTGTCCACAAATCGTGGCTCGTCATGCCCTGGTGGAGTGTGTCCAACGAGTCCTCGCACTGGCCGCCGCGGTCTGTTTGGATTCCGCCGATGAGCATCTTGCAAATCACACGGGTCGTTGAGTCATCGGCAAACGCGACAATTTTCGATCTGTTTCACGCCGGCAAAGTAACCGTCGGCGGCATGGCCATCAGACTCGGGAGCTGTGCTCTGCCGACTCCAGTGGTGCAAGGGGACTATATCGCGTGGGTCTTTCCTCAGGCAGTGCGTGTGTCAACGCCTGGGCCTGATTCGTCGGTGAGCGAGATCAGGCAATACAGAGACCGGATCGAATTCCGGGTTGGCTTGTGGGCGGATGTTAGGATCGAATTCGAATGAGTGCCAAGAAACCAAACCCGCCACCACCGCATCCGAAGCCAGCGCATTTACCCGCGAGTCCTGCGCCGCCGAGGAAACGATAGATGACCGTATTCACGAAAATCGATCGCGAAAACATTAGGGACTCTGCTTGCTTCGTATTCTCGTGCAATGCGTGGGCGGTCTCAGTTCAGGGCGAGTCGAAGGCCAGAAAAGCGAATCGCAACACCGTCGACCGCACGGTGGAAAAGTCGCTTGATGTAATGGAGTCGACCAAGCCGCCACAGTCACGATCGGAGGCCATTCGCCGCATCGTTGGCCCGTTGGCGATAATGCTTGCAATGGTGTTTCCGCAGTACGCATTGATGATCCGCGTCGCTGGCTGGGTGTGGGATTATTTACATTTGGAAGCAGGAGCCACACGATAATGACAGGCGAGAGAGTCAAAGACGACAGGGCGAAGGACATCAAAACGCACATCATCGAATGGGCCGCAGGGCAACCGTTTAACAATGTGCTGCTAATTGTAATCCTCACGTCGATCGGATGGATCGGGCATTACAGTATGACGATTGCGATTCCCTCACACTTGAAGCAGATTCAGGACGGCTATCAGTCGCTCGACGTGTCGCATCAGAAGGAACGGCAGCAGACACTGGAGACATACGACCGCTGGGTTGATCGGCTGGCTGCGAAGAAAATACAGGACGCGGCGGCGAAGTCAGAAATTGCGTCACGGGCGAAACAAGATTAAGCATCGGACTGGGTGATCCGCTGCTCACAAAACACTGGAGACAATTATGCTGATTGAACTGATTCGTGAATACGCATTGGCCGACGCTCAGGCAGGACAATGGTCCGCAGTCGCGGCAATTTTGAACGCTGCGAACATCGCACATCGCGACACTACTCCGCTGACATACAGCAGGATTCGCGTTGCACTCGGTGAGGAGATCCGCCAGAAAGTGGCCGGGACGATGCGGACGATCGGTGCGTCTGCACATCCGCTCGCTGGCGAGATCCGAGACGCTCACAGCGTGATGCTGATCGAGGCAGGCGGGATCGATATTAGCACAGACGACCGGCAGGCACTGATTGATTTGGTGGCTACTACTGGAGGATGGTCGGCTGAGGAATCGGCTGCGGTTAAGTCGCTTGGAGTGCGGATGGTTTCGCTGGCTGGTGAGACTGTCACAGCATCGCAATGCCAAGCTGCGATCGAGGCTGATGACGCAATCCCTGACAGCGTCGGGCATCAGGTACTGTTGAGCCTTAATCGTCAGCACGATGGCACTAGACAGTTGGTTTGCAGAGTGACTGCGGTGAACCTGCTAGCCGGTCAGGTGCTGAGTCAAGGCGAGTCCCGTGCGATCATTGCAGGGCAGCAATTGAGTGAGGCTGAACAGGCGTTGATGGATGCGGTTGATGCAGCGGTGAGTGCGTATGTTGGGGGTCTGTAATGGCAACGTGGTTCGCTCAGAATTCTAGCGTCAATATCGACTCAGTCAATCAATGGAACAGTGCTGCTAACGGCTCTGGTTCGTGGCTGACATTCGCCGCTCTCGACCCTACCGATGTGCTGATGTGGAATGGTCGCACAGCAATCACGATCAACGTCAATGTAACGTGTGCGTCGTTACGTAGCACCACGTTTGGCGGAGCCACGACGAACGGAACGGGCACTATCTCTACTGGTGTAGTCATAACTGCAGACATTTACTGTGCCACAAGTTCCAGTTTCTTGACGATATCTGGTAGTGCCGATGTGACTCTGATCGGCACGGTGTACGGCACAAGCGTGAGCAATTACGGGCTGATAATGTCCAGTTCCGGGTCACTAACGATTACGGGAAACATTGTTAGTGACACTCTATCGTATGCCTTTTATCAAACAAGCGGTGTGGTGAATCTGACTGGCAACATCACCAACACAAATTCCAGCGGTTCCCTATGGTTGTACCGTATTGATAGTGGCACACTTAATGTAACCGGAAACGTCGTAGGCGGGGCCGGAAACAATGCTCCTGCGATCTATAGTGCAGGTGGTACGTGTACCGTAAACGTGATCGGAAACGTCACTGGAGGTGCTCAGTCGGAAGGTATTCGTTTGGTCTCAGGAACCCTCACCGTCAAGGTAACTGGAAATTGTATCGCATCTACGTGGCCAGCAATTGGGGCGTCTCTGAATCCAACTAACGGCAAAGTCCTGTTGTATGGGGACACAATCTCAAGCTTAACTGGAGCGGTTGGTATTGCGATGCCTTGCCTCCTGCTAAATCCGGCAGGCACACTGACTCACACGTATAGAGTAGACAGTTCGGGCAGTGCTGGAATTGCACGATCACTTTTTACAGGTGGAACGAATCTAGGTCAGCCAACACAAGCCAACGTGCGACACGCTACTGCATTCGGGGCGTCTAACGAGTTCACTGGATCACTTCGCGTGCCTGATCCAAGCTACGTTTCACAGGGCGTGCTGACTGATGCGACAATGGGAACGCTAGTCGCAAGTCTCGATGCCGCTGCTGTGCGTGCTGCGATTGGGATGGCCTCAGCAAATCTGGACACCCAACTTACGGCTATCAGCAACAAACTACCCGCACTCGTAGGCGGTAGAGTCGATGCAAGCGTGGGTGCGGTTGCTGCAGATGCAATCAATGCAGCGGCAATTGCAGACGGGGCTATTGACACAGCGACGTTCGCCGCTGGCACTACGATTCCACGAGTGACGCTTGCCGACACGGTCACGACGAACACGGATATGAGAGGCACTGACGGGGCCAATACGATCGCCCCAACTAATCTATCTGCTCTTCAAGTGCGGACCGAACTTGCTACGGAACTGGGCCGAATCGATGCGTCAATCTCGTCGCGATCAACCTTCGCAGGTGGTGCCGTGGCGAGCGTGACGGCAGCGGTGGAACTGGACTCCGCGAGCGTTACGGCAGTGCAGAGCGGGCTGGCTACGTCTGCGGCCGTTACTGCGGTCGCAGGCGACGTGACGACGCTTCTCGGTCGCGTAACGGCGACAGTTGCCACGCTGTGGGGGGCGTTGGTTGAGATGATTTCGGGTACAACGCCGAATCGGCGATTCACGGCAAAGGCCTTGGAGTTGGGGCCGGGTGGTGCTGGTGGTGGAGACGCGACGGCGGCAAATCAAGTCGCGATCCTTGCGGCGCTGACCGGCGTCGAGGTCATTCAGGTTGCATCGCCAAATGTGTCAGGCAATCTGGTGCTGACTCAGGGCGATACATACGACGGGATCGCAAATGCGAAAGCAAGCTGGGTTGTCGCAACAGACTACACCACAGGCTGGGCTGTGCTGCTGACGATCCGCGATTCAAACGACGTGCTCGTCTATGCAGTAGCAGGCACAGTGGCCAGTGCAACATCAATCACCGTGTCAATCATTGCGCCTACAGGACTGACGATGACAGGTTGCCCTGGCCAATGGCAAGGCAAGTTCGATGTGCAGTTAACCAAGACAGGCAGCATCAAGACGATTGCTCTGGGCGCGTGCTACATCAATGAAGACCAATCGAGGTGAATCAATGCGTTCTCAAATCCTAGACGAGCATATAACCGCGCCATATGAAAACGCATATGGGTTGGTTATATGGCGCCCAGGCCCCCCTGGGGGTTTTAGGTTCTTCCGGGTCAAATCGCCTGT